AGCAGCTTGACCGGGCATCCTATGCCCTCACCTTTACTCCGCCCTTGCGGGGGGTAATAAAGTCCGACCACCAAAACAGGTGGACGGGTGTGACCGTAGCTGGTATGAACCAGCTAACCCACTTTCGCTTATACTTGGGCGTAAGGTGGGGTACTGAGCTTCGCGAGATACAACTGGGTACTATATTCCAGTCTGAAGGTGTGTTGTAATAACCTTTCGATAGGATATAGTTGGTAGAGTGGATCTTTAACCCCGCTTTTCGGCGTCCGGCATCCAAATGCCAGAGTGCCAAGGTGCGGGAGTCGTCCACTATATGAGTACGAGCGAGGGAAATAAACCCTTTAAAACTCGGACACCACCCTTGGTTGTGTATCAATCTTCCGCTTGGCTCCCAAATACCTCTCATCTCGCCCCGGGTGGGGCAAGCATCGGAGGGCACGAAATCCTCAGACGAGCAATCAAGCCCATCGTTGGATCGGCGTTCCTGTTTTACCAGGGCTGCCGACTTTCGTTGCTTGGAAGCGAACCCATAGTTCTTTACGAGCTGTAGGGTCCAGGCTGTATGAGGATCAACCCACACGCCACTTATGGAGGACTCGTTCCACGGTACTAATGGCAAGTTTTCGGTATCTACAATATTTCGGAGATACCGAGCAAGCCTTCCCGATGGTAGAGCTATCGCTGCCAACCCATTCACAATGTGTATAAGCTCGACCCGAAGGTCTTGCTCACACCGCAAATAGAAAGGAGTGATATTAACTCCAGCAAACCAGTCTTCGCCGCAGGACTCCCTGAAGGGGCCATTGACAAAGGTCTTTTCTTGGTTCACCTTAAAGCCGAAGAATCTAAGTAAACGCAGTAAACGAGGATAAGCATCCTTAGGGACAATTATATCGTCCCCGTAGACACAAAAGTCTCCATCATCTACCACTGCTTTACAAAGGGAAGCAAAAATCAGGCTTTCCAGACCGAACGTAACTCCGTTCCCCATTGAGGAGAACTTTGCGTATTCAACCCGGTCACCGTTCACCACCCCCGAGGGGGATCGTACTGCACAGAGGTACTGCCACCATCTCCATGGTGTCAGCCACCCAACTGTATTATACGAGTTGGTGTCGGAAGCTTGCTCAAGATCTACCGTGACATACGTGTCGTGGATAGATCCCAAGCGCGCATATTCCTGATTTCTTGACTGGTCACATAGGTCGACTCCTATCCTTAGGAGGCGATCCTTAACAAATCCATCAAACGCTAATTGGAAGGGCATTGCGCCCTCCGGTTCGGGTGTGATGGTCCTATGTGTTTTCCAGTTCTTCAGTACGAACTCTACTCGGTTCTCTCGCACAATTTCATACGACAGGTAGCCATAGCCTAGAGAGGCCATAACCGTACTGTGTAATTCCAAGCACGTTTCGAGAATTGGAACGTTGTTCAGCCTCGCCTTTTTATGGGGTTGGCTTTCACTCCGTTTTCGAGTAGAAGTAGCACCAGCAGTGACGCGCAGATGCAGCACGAGCTGCTTATAAAACTGCGCTATGTCCCCCAACACATCTTCGCAGATGGATTGGGCCCGTTCCACGTCAACCCGTAACCCGGAGCTTAATAAATCAAGCCGATCGGGGTGAGAGTAGTAGTGGTCCAAACGCTTGTTTGTGATCCTACATGTTTTCTCAGCCTTGTGAAAGCTGGTAATAGCATTTTGGGTGCACAACGTGTCGTCTGAAAACGCGACATTCTTTTTGAAGAACGCCTCGATTTGACGGGTAGTACGACAAAGTTCCTGGTCTTGATAAGCGCCAGGAATCAGTCGACTGCAGGTACAAAGCGAACGAAGGTCTCTATTTCTGATCCAACCAAGGATCTTTTGTAGGACCTCGTCCGCTACCAGACCTTCCAGGTCTTGTATGTAGCACCGACTCACGTCGTAGGCTAGTTTTTGGTAGTCCATCGTGGATCTCCGGATTGCACGTCAAGTTAATAGCCCCCATGGTACCACCCACCGCCGCCATTTGTTCGCCCGAAAGCGCGTCAATGACTAAGTGGATGATTTCCATGATAACGGGATCTATTTGAGCCCAGAGAGTCGGTGCCCAAAGCATGAGGACGCCAATTAAGGCGAGACCTACACACAATAGCTTAACCCGACTACTATAAAGCGCGAAACCGTTCTCACGGCGGAACGCTATTATAGCTCTGACTTCTGTGACCAACCTCTCAAGCTTGTTTCGCTTGGGAGGTGGCTCCACGCGATCGTCTGCGTGGTTCACACCAGCCATTCCTGGGTACTTACCGAGTTAGCAAACTCGTCCCCCGCAACAATATCACGGAAGACTGCTAACATGGAAGTGACGTCCGCAGCGTCGCCCGTAATTGGGCGGCGAATAATAGCTGCGAACGTGACGCGCGGAGCGAGAATCGCCCCATCCGAATCTTCCGTCGCCGAGAGCACTGTGATAGTGTCCTCAGCTACGACGGAGGCCCCGGAAGGCACCTTACGCTTTTGCAAAACCAGCAGCGGTTTCTCAACCGTATGCGCGGCTTGCGTATAAGTGCGAGAGTTGCCGGAATCGGCGAACTCAGTGAGTACCGTTGACATTGCTGCCATGGCTCTTTTCTCCTGATTGAAGTTAATTAAATCCGGAGGCGTTTGCGATTGGCACGTGTTGTACCGCCCACTAGCGCCCATAGATCCGTCAACCGATGAGTCAACGTATCTATGTCCCCAGTCAAAATGTCTTTAACCGGGATTATCGGAGTTGAAATCCCAACTGTCTGAGGTGTCCTCACTACGTACGAACCTTCGCAGGTCGTCGTTAGTACCGACCCAATGTTATATGAACCATTAGGCCGAGCGTCCCATCTCGAAAAGAAGCATTCGCGGCTTCCGGTGAGTTTAATACCGGCGGCAGCGACGCTATTCGTAGACAGAACAAGGAAGCTCAAAGACGATAGCCAAGTACCGACGTCCACGAACCAGTCAATGATAAATGAAAATCTTATCAACTCCCATGATGTTATTATGGGATTAAACTGGAAATTGGGAGGGTCGATATCGGCTACAACAGAACCCCGAAGGGACACCTGTAGCGTAGTACGACTCGTTACATCAAAGTCGTGGTTCGCATCGGTGTACGTGTTAACTGTTTCGATCTCCTTATGGTGACCGAAGCCAACACGCTCTTTTAGTCTTTGTCTACTGCCATCGAGATTCTGCATGACGGATATTAATTCCTCTATATCGTAATAGAGAATCCGCCATCCGTAACGATACTCAAGCCAACTTTGTCTCGGGTTTTTGCCCCAGAGTAGGTTAGCAAGTGCCGTTCGCGCGTTATTAAGTAGCGCGACCGTTTTGTTGAGTTCAGCGATGAACGTCAACGTATCGTGACCTCGGTCATATATCTTCGCTGAAGCTCTTTGGACCATTTCGCCAGTATCATACTCGGCGGCATAGTCTGAGAACTCGGACTCTGATATATAAAAATTGCAGTAGGCTTGTGGAAGGACCCAGGCGGGTTCGGCGTAATAATTCCTGCCGTCCACCCCGTAATGTAACGCATAATTGCACGCGTACGTTGCGGTCACCTTATATTTCCTATAGGGTGTATATGGGAGCAATTCCCCTGCTTCCTTCCTTTTATGGAAGTTGGGCAGGTTCCAGCCAAATTTAGTCTCTTCCTCGTATCCTACGAGGTTTATGGTGTCAGTTCCAGAGCTAATCAGCTCGTACGGACCTGTACGCCAATATTCCCAAGGCCCACGAGGGGTCTTGAAAACTAGAGATTTATTGTTTGGTTCCACAGGCGAGCGCCTCTTAAATTGGAAAATTTAGGACGGCAAAATGCCACTGGTCATTGTTATAACCAGCTTCCCCCGGAGAAATCCGGG